CAGTATATTTGAGGAAGAGACTGCGGCCCGGATCAGTAGACCCATCAGCAATAGTAGTAGTATGAGTATCAGCATTAGTCGTAATAGCTTCGGTGCCAAAACTAAATGCCTCTGCAATTAGCTCTAAATTTGTATTTGTACTAGTGCCCCAAGTGCCTGCCTCATCGCCAGTGGCAATCTCTTTGAGCCGTAAATCGTTAACGTAAGTTGCCATTTATCTTCTCCGACCTTTAGTCTTGGGCTTTGGCTTCTTCATTGAAGCAACATGCTTTTTCAGCATTTCAGCTTGTTTCTTGTGTGTCTTAGAGGCTTTCTCTAATCCCTTAATAACCTTCTTGACCTTGCGTACCATTACGCTACCTCTTCCCAATCAGGTGTTTGACTGTCGGTGACAGCAGTCCAACTAGGCGTTTGACTTGTTGATATAGTTGACCAGCTAGGCGTTTGATCGTCATCGACAAGCCCCCATACATTTGATGTCCCAGTCGCCCCAGTACCAGATACCCCAGTAGGAACAATGTTGGCAGTGCCTGTAACCGATACTGAACCGACTGAACCAGTCGCTTGAAATCCATTGACTGAGATATTCTGATCGCACTTGAGCGTAACACTACCCAGTCCACTTGTTGCAGATACACCCGTAACGCTGACATCCGCATTCGCAGAGACGGATAAAGATCCAACTGCTCCAGTTCCCGCCACACCCGTAACAGAGAACGTAACACCTGATCCCTCAACGATAGAGACCGACCCGACTGCCCCCGTTCCAGAAACGCCTGTGACAGAGACAATTGCGTCTGCCGTGACGGTGACCGAGCCGACAGCCCCTGCACCAGCAACGCCGGTAACCTCAACAGGTATCGCTTCATTCCACGCACCTTGCCCCCAAGTACCTCTGCCCCAGCCATTAACAATTGCCACACGCTACTTCCTGTGTCCAGCCGTCTTCTTGGCTATCTTTTTAGGCTGCTTGGAGTGTTGCTTGCCTTTTTTCGTGTCTGCCCGTTTCTTTCTGGAAGTGGCAGCGTACTCCTTGTCCGATAAAGCCTGTCTAGCCTTCTTCGGGAGATACCTTTCACCTGTCGCCTTTTTGCCTTGCGTTGATGGTTTACCTGACTTGGTTCCCCAATCCTGCTTAGTCCACTTCTTAAGACTCTTTTGAGACTTCTTCAATGGCATTACTTGTAACCACCACCCGCGTCTTTGTAAGCCTTCGCTAACATTTGGGCTTTACGCGCCGACCACTGCCCCGGCTTGCCTCCCTTGCTTCCAGCCTTAATCCTATTGAATTGACGCTTACGCATCTCAGGCTTTGTGTAGTTTCCAGCCTCGTTAACTCTAGACTTTGACTTCTTTTTTGCAGGCTTCTTTGCTGCTGGCATCTTAGGCAATCCTTATAATTGCGTTACTTGCATCAGCGGTAGGAAACTGAATGGTAAAATCACCAGCGGTTGATGTCTTGTCTCCACCAAACGCAAGGCTACATACCGCAGGATCTCCAGAAGCTGAGTCATTGAATATCAGCGCCCCGTTTGCCGTACTTGTGCTGCTAGAAAAGGTTAGATCAGCAAAGTCTGTAAACGCTGTTGTGCTAGAGGTCGTTGGATCAACACGGGTCAACGCTGCACCTTTAGCTGTATAGCCCGTGCCAGATACCTCGTTGGATGTCGTATACGCAGTTGTGCTTGCATTTAGAGTTGCAGAACTTGTGTACAGGGCTAGATTGAAGGTGCTTCCACCAGTGTTTTTGAAGTTGTGTACTGCCTCCATAAGCTCTTTCTTGAAACTTGTACACATTGCACTCGTAATAGACATTATAGCCTCCTGATTATATCAGCCATGTCTTTATGACCTTGGCGATCTAGTTCGGCAATCAGCGTTGTTCTATCGCTCTTTATCGCCTCTTTAATGTATCTCAAGACTGTAACTTTAACAGCCTCTTGGAATTCTTGCGCCTGCTCTGCTATGACGGGATGACAATTACCGCCGACACTAACAATGCTGTCTGCGGCTGACTTGGCCCAAAACTCAGGGCTATGACCGCCATTCTCAGTTGCCGTGACAATAACGCTGCCAACTTCCGTAGAAAGCATTATCTGTTGGCCCTTACGGCTCCAGCCCTGTAGCTATCGGTAGTGTTGTAACCCTCACCAAGAGACTTCAACTCTTCTAATGCCTCATTATACCTTGTCGCATAAAGCTGCATTAAATCTGGGTCTCCCTTCAAAAACGTGTAGGCCTCCACCAAGCAACCATAAAGCAACGCATTTTCTGCATTTGTGCCTAGCCAGCTTGTACCGTCACTAGCAACGGTAATTGACTCAGGCTTGTAGAAGTAATGTATTTCGGCAGTGTAATTTGCGTTTGGCGTTGGGCCTAAAATAAAAACTTGCTCGTTAAACAAAGCGTAATGCTTTGGCACCCCCGTTGTAGAAGCGACGGGATAAGCCTCCCTGATGAAGTTAACGTCTTTACGAATCAGAAACTCATAGCCGCTGTTATCTATTGACAGAGAATACGTTGCCAAAAAATCAGATGGCACCGCTAGGTATTGGTTGGACTGAGTTGTTGTTCCTGTAGCGTTCTTTCTAAAGTCCTGCAACTGAACCGACTTGAGTATTCTTTCTTCTGCCTGCGTGATGATTGTTGGCAGATCAGTAACAAATGTAGATTCGTCTGACTCAACGTAATCCTGTATTGCTGTTTTTAGCGTTGTGAATGTAAATGCCATTAGCTTGTACTCACGGTTACTATGCCAACGCTACCAAACATATCCAAACCAACTTGGCCTACTGGGTTGAAGGAGGTTAACAACCTGCTTTGATCCAGACCTTGATCTGGCCTTGGGTTTCTCAAAGCTTGCGGATCATCCATACGAATTCTGCCAAGCTTAAGCTGTGGTTGATCTGGGCTGTTAACGTCTCGACCAACCAAAAAACCAGTAGGCCTGCCGTTTACGATTTGAGGCACAAGGTCTTTTAACGGGTATCGAAACCCTGTTAGGTCGCAGTAGCCGAATGCATGTTTACCACTAGCGTAAGCGCCCATACGTTAAAACCCCGGTGCTATGTATATGGATGCCTTCTCTCTGTCAGCGTCAGCAGCTAAGTTCCACTGCTCCTCGTAATCAGCCTTCAGCACCGATGAGCGAGATGATGCGCTTGGAAACTTGAGGCTTAATTGGTAAGACAGCCCTGCAACCAAGCAAGGCAAGAACCTAGCTGGTACGTCCATATTGTTTGAAGCCGCAGAGCCTGCATCATCGATGCGCTCTAAGTAGTAATAAACAAACGTATAGGACGCGCTGTCTGGCACAGGCCAAAGGTTAACCGTGATCTGTGCTGGCGCTTTGTCTATCTGATACTGCAAAGGCTTACTTTGTGTAAGCTTGTTTGACAGATGAGCGTACTGACTTACAGATATCCTGCTCAATGTTTGATCTTGTTGGCTAGAACTGTCACCCGCATTGGTGCGAACAAAGGCCTCTATGATGTCGAATATCTTTGCATCTAATGCGTAAGCAGACGTTCCCTCAGTAAGGGCTTGCGTACCTTCTTTGACAGTCCATAGGTTTAAGCCTCTGTTCTGCCATTCCAGCATAAGCAGGTTAATGCTTCGTCTAGCCGTGCGATAATCATAGCCACTACGAAGCTCTAAGCCAGCGCGTTCAAACGCCTCCTCCATAGCATCAGAGAGGTCTAGATTAAATGCATATGTGCCGCTAACAGCCATCTAGATCATCCGACCTTTGGTCTTGCCTCTAATAGCCATACCATCAATAGACTTCACCTTGCCGCCAGCTTTCATTCCATCCATGCCGCCAGTGCCGCCTGTGGCAGACATAATCTTTTGCATGCGCTGTTCTTCATCGGCATCAGCAGCTTCTCTTTCTAACCGCCGATCTTTCTTTTTATCTCGTCTGTTTTTTAGATAACCAGCAAGAGGGCTTATCGCAGCTAAAGGTTCTTCAGCAATGAGTCCAACCAAACCACCGCCAAGTATCCCAAGGTCTTTCTTTCCCATTACGGCCTCCTAGCCTTCTGCTTTTTTTTAGAAACACGCTTCTTTTTGGATGGCGCGTTCTTTATTTGTTTGCCCATCTGCGCTCGACTAATCGCCATCAGCCTCTACCAAACTTTTGTTTTTGAGATTTAGGGGGAGACTTCTTGCTGCCTCCCTTGCCACTCCAAAAAACCTTGTTTGCCCAGTATGCGGCACTAGTCTTGCCCTTAGCTATGTTTTTGCCGTGTCTGGCCTTGAAGCTCTTACGAGCCTCTGCGCTATAGTTGTGACCCATCTTCTGGTCACCAAAGCGAATAATCTTCATTTTGC